CCTGCTTACCAGCGCGGCATGGCCTTGCTACAGGACTGGGAAGGGGCTGGACCAGTTCAGTCGTGGGACCCTGACACCATACTTGTTATCGACACTCTTGGACGCATGGCAAGAGCCAGCTTTAATATGGTACTCCAGGCGAACGGAATTATATCACCTTCAGGCACACGCGGTGGCCCTGAGCAGAGTCACTATGGGACAGCAATGGAGAATGTGGAACGAACCATATCTCTACTTACCAATCCAGACATAGTTCCCTGCCACGTTCTAGTCAATGCTCACTGGGCGTATCAGGAAGACGGGTCTGGCATCCTTCGCCCGTTCCCTGAGACGATCGGCAACAAGCTGAACCCCAAGGTGGGCCGAGACTTCAACAACCTATACAGCGTCAGCGTATCTGCTGGCAAGCGCAGCATCAAGGTGGTCAAGGACGGCATCATTGCCTGTAAGTCCTCGCGCCCCCTGAAACATGAACAGTATGGAATTGGGGACGGGCTGGCTAACATCTTCTTAGAGGTTGTTGGCCCGCACCCGATAGGCTGAGCATCCTTCCTGCTCAACTGGCCGGACGTATTCTGGCCCTTTAATGGAGACTGAAAATGGCTGATGCCCCAATGAACTGGAATGACCTCGCCGGAACTCGAGTCGGTGAAGTTGAGCCGCCCAAGCTTATCCCGCCCGGCCACTATCAAGGCCTCATCGTCGGTGTGGGCAAGGTCGAGAACAAGGGTAAGAACAAGACCCTGGTAATCACCTATCCCATGAAGCTGCAAGAGCCGCTTAACGATGTTGACCCTGAGGCGTTCGAGAACTCGGATGGTTTCAAGGACGGCTACGACCTCCAGTTCTGGCTCACTCCTGCTAGCCTTTATCGGTTCACTGACTTCGGCAAGGCGCTCGGCGCCAGCGACGACCTCAGCGTTCCGGAGATGGCCGAGTATCTCGCCACCTGTGGCGAAGCGTTCGTCATCCAGGCGAAGCAAGAGGCAGACGAGAAGAACCCCAAGCGGGTGTTCCTCCGGCTGGACAACCCGATCAGCTTGGCCGAATACGAAGGCTAGCTGAGACGACCCGACGGGGCTGCCGGGTAATGCAGCCCCACCTTTCTTATCACCGGAGGTGGCCATGCTAACTGTCGTCGAGTTCCCTGTATCCGAGGTGGTCGTTGATAGGGAGGTCCGGCAGCGCACCACCGTTAAAGACCTCGATCAGCTCTGCGCCAGCATTGAGCGTGACGGACTCCTCCACCCGATTACAATTCATGAGGACGGACGACTAGTCGCAGGTGAGCGTCGCCTTGAGGCTCACAAGCGCATGGGCCTACTGGTTATTCGGGCTCAGATCTTTGAACACCTCAAGCCCCAAGATGCTTATCGGATTGAACTCCAGGAAAATCTTGCGCGGAAAAATCTCCCTTGGCAAGACGAGTGCCGCGCCGTTCTCGTCTACCACAACATGAAGAAGCAGGTGAACCGTGGACAGTGGACAATCCAAGCAACCGCGACGGACCTCGGAGTTAGCAAAAGCGCAGCACAACGCTATCTTACTGTTGCAGAATACCTCGCAGATGCTGAGGTTATGGGAGCGGCGAGTATCGACGGGGCTCTCAACCTCATCCGAGGTCGTGCTGAGCGAGCAACAGCTGCAGCAGCTGCGAGAGGTCTTGACATTGCTGTCGCACACGTTAGCCTTAGCAAAACTGCTACACCCGAAGCCCTGACGGCGCACCTGTCAGGTATGCTTACGCTGTCCGACACTGGTGAGTTCTTAACGCCGCCTGAAGACGACAGTATGTTCGGGGCGATCGAAGCTGGCAAGGTAGCAGAACTCAGCCTCCAAGCTAACATCATCAGGGAGAAGGAAGGTGCTGGTTCGCCTGTTGTCACGGCAAACTTTCTTGAGTGGGCTGAGGACTACAGTGGCCCCAAGTTCGACGTACTTCACTGCGACTTCCCCTATGGCATGGACTATGCTGGAAGTAACACACGACGTACAGGCAAGGCGCACGTTGTCCCAACTTACGCTGATAGCCCCGACATTATGTGGGAGCTGGTTGAGAGTCTTCTAACCTGGCAGGATGCTTTGGCCTATGACACCGCCCACCTTATGTTCTGGTTCGATATGCGCTTCTACCAGCCGCTCGTCGAAACCTTCTCCAACAGCGGATGGAAGCTTGTTCAGCCCCATCCTCTCATCTGGCACAAGCCCTACCAAGGAGTTGCTTCCGATACCAAACGCAGGCCGCGACATACTTACGAGACCGCTCTACTATTCTCTAGGGGAGATCGGAAACTATGCAAGCTAGATCAGGACGTATTCGTAGGTCGCGCCGAAGAGAAGCTTCACATGAACCAGAAGCCACAGGATATGCTCCGTCATTTCCTTCGTATGCTAGTGGACCGGAATACGACCGTGCTGGACCCAACTTGCGGCTCAGGGTCTGCCCTTGCTGCCTCTCTGCAACTTGGGTCTCCCCGTGTCCTCGGTGTAGAGCTGGATGCGGAGAACGCTGACGTTGCAAGGCACGTTGTCAGCAGGGACGGACATTATCTGGAGGTAGCAAACAATGAGTGACAAACTAATCGAACAGCTGGTCCAACGTGCTCGCGAGTACGAGGCCGCTTGTCGCGTCGGCGGAACTGAGTTCCTCGAGCCAGCCCTGCTTCGCCTTGAAGCTGCAAAGATCGCTCTCGAGAGCAAGATCAATCGACTCGAACGAGATCTGGGCGAAGCGATATGAGCGAGCCGACCGAAGGTGAGCAGGACAAGCTGGTCACGCGTATCATGCGCCTGACGACTCAGATCGAGGTGTGCATGAACAACCACGACTGGTCAACGGCGGCGATGCACAGCAAGGAACTAGGCATCACCCTTCATAAACTCTATGCTATGATCGAGCAGGGATACAATGCTACCATTGAAGCTGGCTGAGCCTTTCTCCCTATTCGAGTGGGGAAAGCCTAATACTAAATTACTACTCATTGGCGAGGCGCCGGGGGAAGACGAGGAACGATATGGCCGACCTTTCGTTGGTGCCTCCGGGCAGTTACTCAATACGCTACTTGAGCAAAGCGGGTTCGCCCGCAGCGATTTCAACATCACCAATGTTTTTACTGAGCGACCGCCAGGCAATGACCTTAAGCTTCACTGGACTACAACTAAGACTGAGCTTAAGAAAGCTGGGCACAACCTGGCCACGCGTCTACCTCCTATCAACAAGCGGTATCTCATCCCCGAAATGGAGCACCATGTTGCTCGCCTACACGCTGAGATTGACGCTACAAAGCCGAATTTCATTCTGCTACTTGGAGCAACTGCTCTATGGGCCGTCACTGGCGAAGGCCGTATTGGACAGAACCGTGGCACCATACTCAGTCTACCGGGCGGTAGAACAGGGCTGGCCACATACCACCCGGCAATGGTTCTGAGGCAATGGGACCAGAGGCCGTTAGTCTGGGCAGACTTGTCCAAGGCACAGAAGTATCTGGCTGGTACGCTGCCGCCACCACTTGAACGGCTGTTCTACATCGACCCGACGTTCGAGGAGATCGAGCACGTTTATAACATCTTCCTCGCCAACCCCCATTGGACACTTGGAGTAGACATTGAGACAGACCCCAGGATCGGACAGATCACAACCATCTCCTTCTGTACTCCCCGGTTTGGTATCTGCATCCCGTTCTACAACAAGAGTACTCTACCCCATCTGGCAAACTACTGGCACACGGCTGCCGACGAAGCTAGGGCATGGAGGTGGGTGATGGCCTTCGGGGCTCTGCCTAACCCGAAGGTCGGACAGAACTTTTTGTACGATCACCAGTACTTGCTGGAAGACCTTGACATCAGAGTCCAGAACGTGCAAGATGACACTAGTATTCTTCAGCATAGTCTTCAGCCCGAGTTGCCTAAAGCGTTGGGAACGCTCGCGAGTCTCTACTTGAATGAGCCCTCGTGGAAGTTCATGCGCGAGTCCAGCAAGGACGACAACAAGGCCGATGAATAGGAGAGCAGACTATGACTAAACAGCAGGACAGCGATGGGCTGGAATTGAAGCTGGTTGGCGAGTTCAACCGTATTCAAGGCTACAAAGGTGACGAGCATCACCTAATGGCCCGCGCTGCAATCGCTGTCGTGAACGAAGCCATGTCTCGCCAGCTTGTCGAGAAGGATGAGGCGCTGCGCGAGGCATACCGCGAGGGTTGGTACGTCAACGCCGTTGAGCCTGAAGATGAGGCTCACGCTGATTACATTCGTGGCTGCGAGGAAGTTGACTGGCAAGCCAGCATCGCTCGCAAAGCCCTTGAAGGATCAGCCCCATGCCAATAGTCACTATGCAGCCGGGGAGACTTCCAGATGGCCTTAACGCTTTCCAGACCTATCAGGTCTATAACTGCCTCGACTCTGCTATTACAGCCCAGCTACTTCCAGTCATGCGGGCAATGGCAAACGAGAACCACCTGACCACCTACGCGAGGGAGCTGCGTGTTGCTTCGCTCTGTCTCGAGATGTCTCGCAAGGGTTTCCCCACTAACGAGATGAGCGTGCTTAACCTTGTCGCTCAGCTTGAGAAGGAAGCTGGCAAAGCTAAAGACGCACTACATCTGTTCTGCACCGCCGTCTGGCACGGACTTCTCAACCCTAACTCCTGGCAACAAGTAGAGGCCTTCTTCTATGATTACTTACAGCTACCGCCCGTCTGGCAGTATGACCATAAGACTAAGCAGCGAAAGCGAGGGACTAACCGTGATGCGCTGGAAAAGCTTCGAGATGCTTACCCATCAGCTCGTCCGTTCGTCAACGCCATACTGTCCTACCGCGAAGCTGTTAAGCTGGCTGGAGTCTTTAAGAAGGGATTGGAACCTCGATCAAAACGTCTCCGGTGCCAATTTTCTCCAACTGGTACTGACACCGGACGCCTCTCATCCCAGACCAACCCTTTTGGTCGAGGCACAAATGCACAAAATCTCAACGACCGAGTCAGGCGCGTCGTTGAAGCGCCACGAGGTTTTCTTATTGCGTACCCCGACCTCAAAACGGCTGAGTCCTATGGAGTGGGTTATCTTAGTGGGTCTCGTCGCTACATTGATGCTTGTAGCAGTGACCTCCATACCACTGTTGCTCGGCTTGTGTGGTCTGGGCTAGCAGACCCGAACGCTTACTTCTACAGAGATATGACTTACAGGGATATGGCGAAGCGAGGCGGGCATGGCACGAACTACTACGGGACAGCCAAGACAATGGCTATGCACCTTAAGGTTGAGACGGCTCTTATTAGTAACTTCCAGGCCAGCTACTTCGGGGCGTTCCCAGAAATTCAGGATTGGCAGCTGTCTGTTATCGCTGAGATACAGAGCACTGGTCGCCTTGTTACGCCACTTGGCCGTGAACGACAATTCTGGGGCAGACCCGACGACCCCGCGACTCACCGAGCTGCTATCGCTCATGGACCCCAGAGCCTAGTGGCCGATGTAATGAACGAAGGCCTGATGCAAGTCCAGGCCTGGCTAATCAAGGAGTGTGACTATGGACGTATTATGGCCTTATCAGACGCTGGACTCATCGCGCAGGTTCATGACGCTGGTGCTTTCGTTATACCTATTAACGGAGCAGAAGAAATTCTGGAACAGATACTACGCCGGATGGTTTTCCCTGTGGACTTCGGTTCCCAGGGCGTCATGGCCATACCAGCCGAAATGTCTGTGGGACTGAACTGGGGGAAGGAGAAGAAGGCCAACCCGGCAGGACTGCGCGCTTGGCAACCGGGTGAGAGGCTCCTCCTTGGAGCGTAAATGCCCTGACTTGATTACAGCGTTTAAGGAGTACTCAACCCCCTTCAACGCTGGCGCCGCCTTCATCGAGACAGGCGCGCTATGGATGACTTCGACCGCAGCAACTAGGCAAGTCGCTAGTAAGCTGCGCGGTCAAGTCACTTCCCCCAACCTTTACTTTATGCTAGTGTCTGGGCCGGGAGCCGGAAAGTCCCAGACCGTGAAAGCCGTTAAGAGCGTGTTGCTTCCAGCCACTGGCTTTAGCTTCATCCCCCAGTCGGTCACGCGGGCTGGTCTTCAGGACTTCATGCAAGACAACCTGAAGACGAGGAGAGGCCCGGATGGAACGCTACTACCGTCAAACGAATGTATCGCCCTGTCCGACGAAATTCAGGGTATCCTACCGGAGCACGATATTGGTCACCTCACATTCTATAACGAGCTATATGAACAGCTATCTACATACAGCGCTGTTACTCGCAGCAACGGAACAGTTCGACTTGAGTCCCCCTACTGCTCAATCATAACGGGTGTTCAGCCAGCCTTCCTTGCGATGACCATTCCCGAGCAAGCGTGGGGCATGGGCTTTATGAGCCGGACCATTATGATATTCGATCAGGCGAAGACACGTACGTCTGCCTTCGAGTACGAAGACGTTGACCACAAGCTGAAGGCAGATATTATCTCTGATCTTAAGCAGATCAGAACGCTGTACGGGTACTTCAAATGGGAGAAGGGTGCGCGCCAGCTATACGAGGAGTGGTGGGTACGAAACGGCGGGCCTCCTATCCCGCAGAACAAACGCCTGGCTATGGGGTACAACGCAAGGCGCGACCTCCACTTCTTCAAAATCAGCATGGCCTTCTCGCTTTCGCGGGGTAACGATTTGCTGGTGACTGTGAAGGACGCCGCAAGGGCCATAGAGTACCTCACCCGGTCCGAGGATAGGATGCGCCATATCTTCAATGAAATGGCTAGTACGGGCGCTGTGGCGGCCTATGG